CCCGAAGGAAAACTTGCAACTTCCTCAATTAACTCTTCCGCCCAATGCGTATTGGGCACCCACACATGTCCAGATGCAAACATGTCGGCCACCGCATTTAGACGCGCTATCTTGTCATTACCTTTGGTCGGTGTGTACTCCTGAACCGGAATCCCCATCTGTCTCAACTCAAAAATCAAGGGAGATCCCGCCGCTTTTGCCTCAACAATCAAAGAATCAACTTCCCATTCGTTGTATTCCTGAAACGCTCGCTGTTTAAGCTCGGGAAACTCCATCCTTTTCTTAAAAGCATTAAGCAAAATAATGTTGGCCCGGTTAATACCCTTGTCGTCATCATGATAAAACACACCCCAAGTCGTACAAGCAGAATAATCCGCCCGCTCCGTCTTCAAAAACGCCGTATCCCACGATTGAATGATGAATTCACAACTTGGGGGGTTATCTTCCTCCCAAATCTTCCACCACTCCCGCTTAATAATCGCAGAAACGTCCGAAGTGGGTTGCTGCATGTACTGCGCTTGCCACTTACTCGAGGGCAACTCCGCCCTTAACGCCTCTAACTCCTTAACATCCCAGAATTCCGGCCACATTGCATTACCCGAAGGCAAAATTGCAGGAAATTCAATCAATTCCCACTCCTCCCCCGACCTCTGAGCACTCGCCTTTAACACCTGACCCGTTAAATCCCGCTTAGACCAGCGTGTCATCACTATCACAATCGCCCCACCCGGCTGTAAACGCTGACGCGGCCCGGATGTGTACCACTCATACACCTTATCAAACACCGCCGGGTCATTCTCCGCTAACTTGGCCTCCTGCTCCGAATGAGGATCGTCAATAATCAACAGATCCGCACCCTTACCCGTCACCGTTCCGTCCACACCAATCGCAAAATACTCACCCGAAGAATTTGTAGACCACCGGCCAGCCGCCTTACTGTCATGTCTCAAACTAACATTCGGAAACACCTTCGAGAACACATCCCCATCCACCAAGTTCCTCACCTTACGCCCAAACCCCACCGCCAGCTCAGCCGTATTCGATGACTGAATAATCTTCTTACCCGGAAACTGACCCAAAAACCAAGCCGGTAACAGATAAGAAGCAAACTCAGACTTCGTGTGCCGGGGCGGCATGTTGATAATTAACCTCTTCAACTCCCCACTGGCAACCCTCTCAAACGCTTTAGCCATGATCGCATGATGCCGGCCAGCAATAAATGACGGCCACATCACATTCACAAACGGCATAAAAGACTTCTGAGCCCGCTCTCTCTTCATAGAAGAAATGTAGTCATCCGCCATCATCCCCAGATGATCACCCTGCCCAACAGGCAAACCCTCCAACACCCTCAATAAATCCTCATCAGGCAAAGCCTGCAACAACTCAAACAACTCATCATCCGACAAGCCATCCAATACATCACTCATTGAATATCCCGAACCCGTAAATCAGACGGACGTATAGACCTAGGCATACCCTTACGCCCCTTACACAACCCCAACTCCACCAACTTCCACATCTTCCTATTCACATTTCCCCTACTCTTCTCCCCAGTCATCCTCATCACATCATCTATAGAAGGACCATAACCATACATCTTCCACCACTCCGCTACTACCAATAAAATCTCTTTTTGTGCAGGCGTCATTCTTGTACTCCAAATTTTTCCATAATATACCCCCCACCCAATTTTTTTGCAACACCTACCGGGGGGGGTCTTCCCGTTACTCTTTTCCCCACTCGTACCACCAAAAAATATACCCCACCCCCGTAAGTCCTTGATTTCATTCACTATCTCAGGGTAACACCTGTTACCCTGACATTTTGGGGCTTTTTTTGTAGGTTGGGTGCCAACGTAAATTTGAGGTGATCTAGTGTGCAGATTGCTATGTATGGGTGCATGCACAGAAGCCGGCCAATTCTAGGGGGTGGGGGGTGGTGGGGTGGGCCTGTCCGGCAAGCGCTTGAGCCCCTACCGGCCTGTTCGGTTGAGAATGCATGGCGCTGATAGACCGGCAACATACATTAGGCGGCATTGTCTGGCTGGACCGGATCCGTGGTTGACATAGCATCCGGCAGCGCTCGAGCATCATGGTCGACTGTGAAACTTGGCGCCAGGTTTAGATCCTGGTCAACTTCAATTATTTCATTGATTCCATTGGCTTTTTTGAAGCTTGGTTCTAAAATTGTCGCGTCAACTGCCCCGACTCTCATTGCATCGCGCAGGGTTTGGATCAGCTTGGTCCTAGCTTGGTTCGAGTCGGTGACATTGATAAGCTCGCGCCGCTCAGTGAAGGCTGCCACTTCTGTTACTTTGCCCAGCAGCTCGAGGGCGCGCAGCCGCTGGGCCGGTTTGATGTCGGGATCGATAGCGTGGGCCGTTAAACGCTCTAAGACCAGAGCCCTTAAAGCGGGCGGTGTAGCGTATGCCCGCGCCTCTGCGGCCAGTCTGAGAGCATCGACTTGTAGAGCAATGCTAGGGTGAGCAGCTAGCCTTTGCCCTTCTAGCGACTGAATGGCGGGCTTGCTGTTGGTATCGTATGCGCTGCGATACGCTCCGGCTTTGGTCTCACCTAATGCTAACGCTTGGGCGAACTTCTGTTGCTTCGCTGTTAGCGTGGTCTTGCGAGCGTTACCGGCGCCGAGCAATAGCGCTTCCATTGGCTGCGACTTTAGCCCTTCCCTGATTTGCTCGCGGGTTAGCTTCTGGCGCGGCTTGGGTTTGGGTATGCCCTTCGGTATATTTTGAGTTTCCATAGGCGGATCATAGAGCATTGATCCACTGTATGCAACATCAGGGCCGCCGCCCTTCGGGCATTAGGGAAAGCACCTATAGAAATACCTATTGCAATACAAGCCATTGACCTAAAATATCGATGCCGGCGCTATTGCCGGTGCAACATGGAGACGATATGACATTTGCCGATCAAGTAGCGCATGCCGTACAGGCTGCACAAGAGCAGGACGCTTTCCGCCTTAGCCCTGCACAAGTAGAAAACGCACTCATGCCGCTAGTGCGTGGATTGTGGGAGATGACACCGGCGGCCGCACATGCCCACATACGCGAAAGCTTCAGCCACGAAGGATATCAAGCGCTCGCCGTCCGACTCTACAAAAATGAAAGCCAACCCGAACCGACCCGTTCGCACATTCGCGCCAACGGCCAGCCACTAGACACGGAAGAATAAATCATGACAACACTCACAACACCGACACAAATCGAAGGCGCGCGGCTGCTCACGCTGCGCGCCATGCTCAAGCTTGAAATGCTTGGAATGCATCGCAGCAAAGGCCAAACAGCCTATGCAATGCTTAAGGCGATGGGCTACAAAGGCAGCCGCACCGAAGTGCTCGCCCAGATGGACGAAGTACGCAACAACCTAACGAAAGGGATCACAGCATGAACACCTATCAAAGCGAAGGCTACGACAACCGCCGCGCCTACCTGCTCAGTCTTGCAGACGATACCGGCGTTGACATAAAAACCGTGATGATTCTCGCCGACCTGCTTGGCGAGAATGAAGACTTCGACGGCCTTGTTACTTCACTCGAAGACTATGCCGAGGGCTATTGATCATGAAAATAGAACTGCGAAACATTAAATACGCCGAATGGAACTCACAGGAAACCGCTTGCTATCAAGCCGCGGTCTACATTGACGGGGTGAAAGTAGGCGAGACAAGCAACGCCGGACATGGTGGCGCCGACATGGTCTACCCGCACGAAGTGGCCGCCCGTATTGACGCATACGCTGCAACCCTGCCACCGCTCGACTATGACGGATATGTCCTCGCACAAAACCACGAAACAATTTTCGGCGACTTGCTGAATGCATGGATTGAAGGCCAACTATGAACGCAATTATCAAAGTTAGCGCCGTTATCGGCCTTTGCGTTGCCACTTTGGGCCTTGTGCTTGAAGTGATTTATCCGCCCCTAGCCTTTGTGGCTTCCCTTATTTTCATTAGCTGCCTTCTTTCCGTCATCCTTACCGAAATGAAAGACTAACCCATGTACAAGACCGACCTATTTACCCACGCCCAACAATACGCCGAGGGCTGGCGACACCTAGAGCGCGAAGAGTTTACCGGCACCGTGAAAGTGCTAGGCGCGACCTATCAGAGCGAAGGCGAGGGCTTCGATGACGGGGGTTTTACCCGCTTTCGGATTGTCGCGCCCTCGACACTCAAGCACCAAGACCTAACCCGCGCCATTAAACAAACCCTAGGCGGCAGCGGCTGCCAACATGAGTACGATTGTTGCGGCTGCGCTACCCACCGAGCCAGCGTAAAGCGCATTAGCCCGCGAGAGTACGCTGTAAAAGTTTCAGTAAGTTACAACTACTAAGGGCATTATGAACAACACCGAACACGCTTATTTTGAAGCTGGCTACAAATGTGCCCGCGCCCGCCTACAAAGTGACGAACTAACCGCCCGCCACTGGAAGCGCTGGTTTTCTGCCGCGCTGGCGACTGAGCCGGACGATTCATATCCGCGCCGCCTATTCGATCAAGGTTACCGCGAAGCACAACCACGGAGGGCCGCAGCATGACTTTTGATTACAACAAATATTTCCCAACCGAAGAAGAATTTTTAAGGGCTGAGACTGAGCGAATTATTACGCTTCACGATATGCCCATCACCGCGGATCTTATCAAGCTTGCGAGGGCTTGCTTTGCCGAAGCAAAAATTAAGGAGGAAAGCCGCAGCATGACCCTCAACTTTATTAAACGCACATTTACCGAAAACACCGGCGGCAGATCAATGGTTGATTTTATCGAGCTGTTGGACGGGCAAATTCTCGGCCTGAACGATGAATGCGTAGTGCTCTACGAATCAATGG